GGCAAGCATGTTCAGCGTTGGCGCGGTGAAAATATCCATCTTTACAGCCCAAACAGATTAAACGCTTTAGCGCCGCCAAGCAGCGTCGCGCCCGCGCCCAGCGCCGTGTTGAACATGCCTTGGTCGCCGTAGCTGGATTGGCCGATGTATGGCTCACCAAGCTGGCTGGCCATGACCATGTTGTTGTAGCGCTGCTGTTGCGCCTGGTTGAGCATTTGCTGGTATTGCAGAAGCGCGTTGTTTTGCGCCTGCTGCTGTGCTTGCTGCTGCGCGCCGATCTGAGCCAGAAGGCCCATGTTCGCCATGTCCATCTGCTGCATGGTCGGGGCGAGCATTGCTTGCTGCTGCGAAGCCGCCGTCAGTCGCCCAGCCAGGTTGGCGTCTCGGGCGGCATCGGCAGCATCAAACTGTGCGGCGGACTGTGCAAGATTGGCGTCACGGCCGATCGCAGCGTTTTGCATCTGCGCGGCAAACTGATTAGCCGCCATATCCCGCGCCAAGTCTTGCGCGCTGTAGTTCGCGATCTGACCTTGCAACGCCGCGTCACGGGCAAGACCGGACTCGTTAAAGGACGCCATTTGACCGGCAATGCTCGCATCGCGCGCCATGCCCTGTTGCGCAAGGTTCGCGAGCAGTCCTTGGCCTTGCAACTGTCGGCCGAAGTTGGTCGCTTGGATCGCTGCGCGGCGGTCTGCGATGCCAATGTCTGCGGCGCGATCTGCCTCAAACGCCTGACCCAGCAGGCCGGCGGCTTGGAGCTGTCGAGCCGCGTCGGCGTTGGCTTGTGCTTGCAGGATAGGGGCCGAAGCGTTTGTCACGCCACGAGCGGCCGCGTCGGCGAAGGCCGTTGACCCAAGCCGCCCGCTGTTGGCGTAAAGGCTGCTGACGTTTTGTAGCGCGCGGTCGGTCGCGTCTCCAATTTGCGTCTGCAAGTAGGGTGTGACTTCGCGCGTGGTGAAATCGCCGTAAATGTCACGTGCGACGTTTTGTTGGCCCATCAGCCCGCCGAGTTCGTCGGTGCTGACCGCTTGAGCCGCAGCGCCTTCTAGGCCGGTCGTGTCAATGCGCTGGCCCATGATGTTGCCGAGCGCGCTTGTGTCGGCGCGTTCGCCCAGCATGCCGCGCAGGCCGCTTGTATCGACCCGGCGACCAACCATCCCCAAAACGCCGCTCAGATCCGCGCGGTCGCCGATCAGGTCGGTCACGCGGCTCGTGTCAACGGTGCGGCCGAGCTGGTCTCGGATTGGCGAAACGTCGATTGTCGGCGCTTGGCGGTTCATGGCGCTGCGCGCGTAGTCGCGAGCCGTGCTGAAAAATTCTTTTTGGTCCTGACTGAAGGGCGCGACGGTTGGCCGAATGGGCTGAAACGGCACGTTCCGCGCGAGGTTCATTGTGGCTCGCGTCTGGTTCTGCACAAACGCCGGCGCTTCCCGCGTTACGCCGCTGGTCTTCTCTGTGCTGAACAGGCCGCCGAATGGCTGGAACGCGCCCGTGCGTTTGTTTCTAAATGACATTTACAGGTCTCGGTAATAGGCTTGATATGCAGTCCGCCAACCATCGTTTTTGAGGATCCGACCCCAAGCAGCGCGCCCATACCCCTCAAGGTGGTCGCAGCCGATTGACCGTGCATATTCTGTGATTTTGGAGAGCGCCATCCTGTGCCAGCGACTTAGCTCCGAGCCACCGACAAGATCGACGGCGAGAGCGCTTTTCGCGGGGTAGGCAATGAAGCGTGTTGTGAACGCTGCGGTGATTTTACCGATTTTCGGCTGAGATACAAGCCACACCAACATTTCGCCGGTAAGTGCGGCCTCGGCAACGTCATCAAGGCTTAGCAAGCCCTCGCTTTGATCGACGGCAGCGCTTAGGTGCGGCGCGACGTGTTCCCACACTGCGGGCAGCAGATCGGGCCTGATCGGCATGATTTCGAATTGTTCGGCACGGCGGCGAGAGCGCGAACGCGGCGTCTTTGGGTTTTTCCTAGACATGGCACCTCGGAAGCCGGGCGGCTAACCCAAGACAACATAGGTCAGCGTGCCGGCGCTTGCTGCGGGAGAAAAAGAAACGACAAACTGGCCGTCGCTGATCGTGACGGTCGCATTTGCAGCGTCAGAATTATTCGGGACAATCAAGACGGCAGAGTTTTCAGATACTTGGCTGTCGGTAACTGTCAGGCTGGTTTGGCTTGCAGAGATTGCCGCCGTTCGGACGCAGGCCAATTTACCGTCTAATGCTTGGTTGACGGCCGTGGCAACCTCGCGCGGCTGACCGCCTTGTGGTGGCAGTTTGTTGGCCTGTAACGTCATCGGCGACCCTGCGGTGTCGCGTCGTAACTGAAGCCGTGCGCTTGGGTCCAGTTGCCGGAGGCCGTAAATTTCAAAGCAAAGTAGCGGCCGGATTTTCGCAGCGGCACTTTGTTGCTGTCATTGAGCGTGGAGAACGGGCCGAAGATTTGGCTGTCGACCTGGCGGGTTCGGCCGCTGACTGCGCAAGAAACCACCGGACCTGCGCCATCAATGTGCGGGTAGACGCCGCGCACAAGCGTGTATCGGTTTTCTATGGCTTCCTGCTCGCCGGTCTGGATCGTCAGATCCAAGGCATTGCCGGACAGAGTAGAAAGAACCGTGCCATCGTCCGTTGTTTGGGACAGCGCAAGGATTGACGCGCCGCCCTGATAAGCCGCGCTGTCAAATGACACGGTCAGGCTGTCTATGCCCTCGGCTGCGCGCAGGAAAATGGTCGCCCCAGATCGGTCAAGGATCGTTGCGCCCGCGCGCGTGCGGATGTCGGCAGGCTCAAGCAGTTCGTCCAGACTTTCCAAGCTGCGGCCGGGCAGACGCAAGGTGCCGATTGTCGTGTGAGCAATGCGGGCTAGGCCCCAGCGGTCGAGAACGTAATCGTAAACGATCAAGCTGTCGTTTTCGCTGGCGCTTGATTGCGACGCGTATGACCAGACCACCAGACTGCGCACCGGATCAATGACGCAAGAAATTTCAGAGGCGCGCTCGCGGTTGAAGTCGCGGAAAAAGAAATCGTTGACGCGCTGCGCGCCGATGTTTTGCACGGTCCCGCCAGCATAACGCTGGAACCCGTCTTCGGACAGGAAGTAGACCTCGTCGGCAGATCGTGACGCCACGCTGCCAGGGAAGTCGCAGCCTTGGTTGCTGACCTTATCAAAAGTAAAGACCAAAGGCGCGCCGACGTAGGACATCCGATGCACGCCCTCGCGGGTCAAAATTGTGCCTGTCTCGCCCCCAGCCAATCCGGTGATCTCGGTAGCGTCGCCGATGATCTGGCTGTCTGACTGGTTCGTCCCAATGGACCAACTGCCGCCATCATCAATCGCGGACCATCTGACTTCGGCTTGGCTGTTTGCCGTGTTTGCGCAGACAACAAACCGCCCGACAACGCAAAGGTGCGTCGGATTTGGCGCGCCTGAGACTGCCGCCGGGGCGGTGGTGCCATCGCTGTTGAAACGCTGCAGAACGACCGACGTGCCGCCAGCGGCGTAGATGTGACGCGTGCCGCCCGTGGTGGCGAATTCGACAAATTGCCAACGCGGGATCGACGTGTAGGTCGGGTCGCTGGTCGTAAACTGAGAAAACTTATTTTGCAGCGTGTCGTATTTCAGCAGCCGGGTCGAGGTGCCGATGTACGTGCGCACGTCTATGCTGCTGGCGGCAACCTCAAGCGTCGAGTAAACGCCAACGATTTCGGGGATCGGCGTCTCTGCCGCTGGGTTGCCCACGACTTGCTGCGGCGAGGTCGTTGCTGTTGCATTTGGCACCGCAGAGAACCCACGCGCGGCTGGGAAGCCATTCAGCAATACCTGAACGCCAGGATTGTTGAGCGAAGGCTGATCGGGTAGCCACGGGCCAAAATCAAACGGCATGGTCAGTAAGCCCTCGTTGGTGTGGACCGGCGGACTTGCAGGTCGTTACCAAAGCGCTGCTTGTCGCTGTCGCGGTCAATCTCGGCAAGGCAGCGGGTGAATTGCGCGTCGTGATAAATTGACCGCTGCTCGTCCTGCAGGAAGTCGAAGGCCTGTTTCAGCGACCCATGCAGATAGGCGTCGCCGTGACGGGTCAGCATGGTGTTGGTCGGCGCTGCGTCTGAAAGTGCAGCGACGCCGCCGTTGTAGGTAATCTCCAATGTGATTGCCGCGCTGGGCGTTGCCATGAGCTTTATTTGATTGGCGACAACCGTATAAAACTCCGTCTTTGTCTGGTTGGCGTCTTGGTCGCGCGTGTTCCACTGGCTCGGCGTGACGTACTCCAAAACCGTGCGGTCGTTGTCTGCGTCTATCATCGCCACTTCGCGGATGCTGCGGAGGTCTGTCGGCAGGTCAGCAGTTGAGGCGTTGGCCGAAACAGCAATTTGCGCAGTAGCTTCCAGCAAGGCGATTTGAAGCTCGCGGCTCATGCGTTGCTCCGCAAGGCTGACAAAAGTCGGGATCTGCGTGGTCAGATCGTCTCGTGCCAAAAAGTCAGCGATGAAGGCTTTTAGCTCGGTGTAGTTATCCATCAAACCGCGCCCTCACTCGTTCGGAAAAACCGATTGTCGTAATCGTTCAGCCACGCTTTCCAGAAACGCGGGTTATCGCGCGGCGTGCCGTGCTTTTTGACCAAGTCCCAATAAAGCGCCTGCGGGATGTCCGCGACGTGCTTCATATGGCGCTGCGTGTTGCCGATCATTGACTGCTGTTCGGCGTTTCGCTTGTCCCGGTTGGCCTGCAGCAGCTTGTCGGCCTTGTGGACCGAGAAAATGTCGGTAACGAAACCCTTGTCGTCAAACTGCGCTACCGTCTTTTTGTCGGTAGTTTCGCTTAGCGTTTTCGTCGTCATGTCCTGCCCCTCGTTGCGAAAGGGGCGACCCAAAAGCCGCCCCGATCATTACTTCGGTTTAGGAAGTCGTCAGAGCGTAAATCGCCGCGTGCGCCTTTGGCGCGGTCACTGCGAGCGAGAACTCAGACAGGACGTAGCCGCGAGTGCTGTCGCCCTCTTTCGCCAGGTCTTGCTTGACGAAGTTACGGCCCGGCAGGGTCGTGTATTCGGCATATTCTGGATCAAGCAGGTAAACGCGCTCGGCTGGCATAAAGCGATCAACAACCGTTTCGAGCTGGCCAAAGTCGGACAGGTAGACCGAAACGGAACCCACAGCCGCAGCCGCTTTGGTTGCCGTCATGTTGACCTGGTTGGTCACGGTGCTGGTGCCGCCCGAGGTAATGGTCGCTTCAGAGAACTGACGCTTCTGGAACGGGGCCATAACCATCAGAGACGGATTGCCGCCGTCCTGGTAAGCGGCCTGCATCATGTCCTCGATCAGTGCGACGGACAGATCGCGAGGCGTACCCCAGTCATCAGCCACGCCATCAGCCGGGGTGGTGTCGGTTGCAGCATCGTCAACAGGCAGGTCGGAGCCGTCTGCTGCGAAGCTGCCGGTTTTGGTCGGGGAAGCGCCCAGTGACGTATTGGCGATGAAGCTGGACAGAGTGCCGGCTTTGCGATTGCCAGAGGTCGACTTTGCCTGATCGTTGGTCAGGGTGAATTCAATATCGCGGCGCAGCTCAATACCCTTGAGAAGCGCTTGATAATCGGACTCACGCTGGCGACCAGCGGTGTCAACCGCGTCCATCGAATCAGACACGCTGAACGCTTTGTAAGCGATCTGGTGCTGGTTCTGCAGGCGGGTGGTTGGCGTGTGGTTGTAGCTGTTGATCGTGTCGCCTTCGCCTTGAGCGTTAGCGGCAGCAGCAGCCAATTCCTGAACCTGCCAATCAAAAAGAATGGCGTTCTTGGTGGATTTTTTCAGTGCGGTCAGCACTGGGGTTTCGTCGGGATCAATCCGGCTGATGACGTCGGAAAGGTCTTCGCGCTGACCGATAGCGGTCGAAGTGGTAAACTGAGCCATTGCTCGTGGTCCTTTGCTTTAGCCCCGGCGGCTAAGCAGCACCTCCAGAGCGTCGTCTAATTTTCCGGTCTTGCTGAGCTTCGACATGGCTTCGCGCTGTCGCTTTTGCTTTGTCGGCTCGGCTGCAACCGGGGCTTTTTTGCGAACGACTTTTTTCGGATGGACGCGCTTGGCCTTGGCTTGGCTTTGGCCTTTCTGCATTTGCTCGTATTTCCATGCGTTCAAAAACACGGGCAAAAGCCGGGCGTCGGTGATGTCGTTCATAATCTCGTCTTGAGTAAAACCAGCGCGCAAGGCCGTCTGGACGATACCTTCGCGTTCGCGGTTTAGGGTCTCGGGGTCAGACCATTCGGGCAAAAGCTCCATCGCGCGCTGGGCCTGGAATTGGACCTCTTGCTGGCGAGCGGCCATTTGCTGCTGCTGAAGCTCAGCGATTTTTTCCTCGCGGGCTTTTTGCAACTCTTTGATCTGAAGTAGCGCTTTGGGGTCCGCGTCGGCGAGCTGTGCCTCTTGCTCCGGTGTGAGCTGGCTGGCGGCTTGGACGGCGTGAAGTTCCTGTTGCATCGCCATCAAGTTGTCTTGGTAGGCTTGCAACTGCGCATTTATCTGAGCCTGTTTCTCGCGGTTTTCCTTGGCCTTGGTGGAGGCTTCCTGAAAACGGCGGTCGGCTGCTTCTTTCTTTTGATGGTTTTCGCGGATTTCGTCAAGACTCACATAATGTTCCTGACCGTCCACCTTGACCATCATCTCCCATTCGCCCGCCTCGTTTTGGCGCAGCGTTTGGGGAATTTCGATCATTTCGGGTTCGGCATCTGGCTCGGCTTCGGTTTCGATTTCCTCGGCTTCAGCCTCAATTTCTTCGCCAGCGTCCGCAGCGACTTCATCCGGCGCGTCAGCCTCCGCTGGCTCATCTGCCGCCACTTCCTGCGGTTCGACTGCCTCTGCTTCCGGGCCTGGTTGTGTCGGTGCTGGGTCCGTCTCTGGCGCATCAGGCGTCGCCGACCGAATTAAGTCCAGCGCCTCGGTGATGCTCAAGGGTGTTTGGTCTGACATTAGATCGCCTTTCGATCATGCTCAAATTTAGAAATACGGTTTTCGCATTCGCGTCGGATGGATTTGATTGCTGTGATCTGCGCATGTGCCTCGCGGCGCGTTTGGTCGTCGTCTTCGGCGCTGGCCTCAAAGCGAGCGAGCGCCTTGGCCCGCATCTGCTTTTCCAGCTCGGCCCAAAACGGGCTGTTGATTAATTGCTGCGCCCCGG